GTAAGTATCTGTAAAGAATGAGTTAAATCAGGCCTTCTGTATAACAAAAGACTACTACTCACAGCTGCGCAGACCTGTCGATGGATCGAAGTAGCAAGCGCCGCCTTCCTTCTCATCCACAGTGCTGCTTGGGTCTGACACAGGCTCTTCCACGACCTCTTCAGATGTCGCAGCGTTCAAGATCCCGTAGCGTTTGCCTGATGCTCGGAAGGTTGTGCAGCCAGAGGAACCACCGTCATAAGCAGCCATGTAGACAGCCTTGAACTCTTCCCAGGTAACATCGTCACCCACGTTGCAGGTCTTGGAACAGGCGCTGTCCACGTACATGGATGCCAGGTTGAGTACAGCCACGTGATCGAACACTGATAGTTCGTCTGCCGTCTTACCTTTGACCCCAAAGTCACGGAAGCCATAGTCCTCAATCCGCTCAATCCGTGGACCGTCAAAGGTCTGGATGGTGCGGTCATAGTAGTGTGAGAACACAGGTTCGATCCCTGATGACACATTGTCAGCAGACAGGCTGATTGTGCCAGTAGGTGCTACAGACAACAGGTGACTGTTGCGGATACCATGCTCCTTGATCAGGTCACGGATGTCCTCTGGGAGTGTCTCAGCAAACCCACTGTCTAGGTACTGTTTGTCATAAAGTGGGAACGCACCCTTCTCGATAGCCAGAGCGACTGAGGTACGGTAGCAGCCATCACGGATGGTAAGCATGATTTTCTCAAGGACATCCATGAAGTAAGTAGAGCCAAACTCACAGCCCAGCGCCTCGATGGCGTTAGCCACACCAGTCACACCAAGGCCCATCCGACGTTTGTCTTTGGCTTCCTTCTCTTGTGCTGGCAGTGGGTAGGTTGCACGGTCCACCACGTTGTCCATAGCACGGACAACATGCGGGATGTCTTGCACCAGTGCAGCGAAATCAAAGATATATTCAGAAGAACCTTCGACCTGCTTGATGTACTTCACCAGGTTAAACGACCCAAGCAGACATGCGCCATTCGGTGGCAGTGGTTGCTCACCACAGGGGTTAGTCGCTGCAATTGTCTCGCAGTAGTGTAGGTTGTTCTTCTGGTTGATGCGATCAATGAACAGGATGCCTGGCTCGGCCCAGTCCCAAGTACAACGCAGGATCTGATCCCACAGTGCTGTTGCACTCACTGTCTTGTAGACCTGACCCTCGAACACCAGGTCAAAGTCTGTGTCGTTCTTTACAGCTTGCATGAAGGCATCAGTCACACCTACGGAGATGTTGAACTGTGTTAGTTCTGTACTGTTGTTCTTGGCGGAGATGAACTCCTCAATGTCTGGGTGGTCTACACGCAAGACACCCATCTGTGCGCCTCTACGGTGACCAGCGGACGCAATGGTCTTACATACGGCGTCGAAGATACCCATGAAGGACATTGGACCACTGGAGCGGCTGTCTAGGCTCTTGATCAATGCACCTTTGGGACGCAGGGTGCTAAAGTCATACCCAATGCCACCACCCATCTGCATGGTCTTTGCAGCGTAGTGTGCAGCGGACATGATGCCTTCCATGCTGTCTTCAATGGTTGTGGAGACAAAGCAGTTGTAAGGCGTCACACGGCGTGGAGCACCCATAGCAGACTGCACACGCCCAGCTGGTAGGAAGCGTTGGTTGTACAGGATGTCTTTGAGTGTAGTAAAATGCTCATCGTTATCTTTGAGGGCATTGGCCACACGTGACATTGCCTCTTTGAATGTCTCGCCTTTGGAGCGGTACTTCATAGCGTGGATCTCTTCGGAGATGGAGATCTTTGGGCCATAGTCTTGGTCTGAGTTATTACGGATCATTGATTATCTTTCGTGTGTTCATGTTCAATGTGGGAGATGAGGCGATCTAAGTACCAACGGCACTTGCGTAGATCTTCGAGGGGCTTGGACTTGTAGGGCCAGCGCCACAGGTACTTGAAGGAGTTTTGCCAGAGATACGCAGGGTGCTCTGGTACACCGCTGCCTTCAGCCATCGCGGCCATTGCATCGATGCACTCAATAGTCCCACTGTTGTAATGTGGAGGGCTATTCACTGGGTCTTGTGACATGCTCTGGCTCCCACAAGTTGATTGTTGATGTTGATTGATCCCAGTCCTCATAGCGGAGGATCCGAGCCAGCCTGGACTGCACCAGGGCGTCCTCACGGGTCATTCCTTTGGCCAAGTAGGCGTTAAGGACAGTTTCCCAAGTTGGCCGTTGTCCAAGGATCTTCTCGGCTGTCTTAGGACCAACACCAGGCAGACCAGCGTACCCATCTGTGGTGTCGCCAGTCAGACACTGAAGATACCAAGAGGCGTCTGCTTGATCTTTGGTGATCGTCAGACTTTCATCAGTCACAGGGCGAAACAGACGACCAGGTAGGGTCTTCATGTCCTTGTCGTCACTGATGATGATAGCGTTGGTGTCTGGTGCTGTACCAAGGATGCCCATGACATCGTCAGCCTCTAGAAAAGGCTCAGTTTGGGTGACGTAGACATCACGGGTCCACTGAACCAAGGCCTTGTAGCCTACAGGCTTACGGACGCCCTTTCGGTTGCCTTTGTAGCTGGGGTAGATTTCCTTGCGGAAGTTTTCCCGATCACTAATGCACATGACAAAATCGACTGTCTCGAACTTCTCACACCACCGCTGGATCAAGTTCTGGACGTTAGCCTTGGCCACTTTTAGATCAGTGGATAGAGACCAAACATCATCGCCCCAGTTCACCTCTTGCTCGGCAGCTGCACAGGCACGGTAGAGGTATAGATCAGCGTCAACTAGCAGTGTCGGTTGGTTCTGCAAAGATTTCTTGAAGGACATTATCCAGTTCCCCTTTCATTTCAATTCCGAGTTCAGTGATTAGCCACCTGTCACCCCAGCCATCCTCTTCGACAGCGTTGGTGATCCAGCCCTCAGTTGCTGCTATGGCAACAAGGATTGAGCCTTCCCTGGCAAACCTAGAGCCAACTTTGAAAGGCTGACGCCAGGCTCGGTCTAAGGTGATGTAGAGGCCGATGGCGGTTGCTGTTGAGGGGTCTAGATCAGTGGGTTCCAGCCCAATTTGTTCCCAATTTATATTCTGCGGCGATGGGGATTTTTGTGCCGAAAGAAACTCCGCTTTGCTGCGCCATTCGTCCAGCGATACTACCGATGTCATTTGCTATCTCCTCAGTTCTACAGGCGATCTGCACTTCGTCGTGGATCCAGCCCACGATGTACGCATCGCCTTTGTGTTGTTTTGTGATTTCTTGATCGATGAGTTCGACCCACCGTTTGCACAGGACAGCCCCAGAACTCTGGAGTAGCTGTGAAAGGCCTTTGTGCGCTGACCTCAGATACAGGTGGCGACCATCAAGACCTTTGAGGTAGCCACGCTGTTGTGCAGCCTTCTCGATGTTTGACCGTAGTTTTCCAAAAGCTGGAATACTGGTTTCAAACGCCTTCTTCAGCTTGGCACCTTCTGGCGCACCACCCCCAGCGATCTGGCCGATCAGGGAAGAACCTCCACCGTACATGGTCGCATAGATGAAGGTCTTGGCTTGGTTACGTGTAGCAAGACCTGCCGCTTTCTGGTTGTATGTGTGGATGTCGCCATCAAGAACCTGTGCTGCATACTCACCACCATCGTCTAGGTAGTGGGCAAGGCATCGCAGTTCCAAGCCACTCAGGTCAGAACCACAGAGCGTCCAACCTTCGGGAACACCAAAGAGACTACGGCACTCCGCGCCATAAGGTGAACCAGATGAGGGCACCTGTGCCAGGTTTGGACTTCGGTGTGACGCACGGCCAGAGACAGTTCCACCAGACACGATTGTGTGTCGGATCTTACCGTCTGTATCCACCTTCTTGAGCCAGGCGTTTGGACCCTCGGCCAACATGGCAATTCGCTTGTTGATCAAGAATAGTTCTGCCAGGCGCTTTGCTTCTGGGTACTCAAGTGCGCCCAAGATCTCATCGTCAACTTTGGCTTGGCCGTTTGGGGTAAACTCTGAGGGCTTCCAACCATACTTATCGACCAGGCACTTTTGGATGTGCTGGCGTGAACTAGGGTTAAAAGCGATCTCCTTCTTCTTAATGAAGACCTCCCCTTTGACATACCCACGGGTCTTGTTATTTGCTTTTGGTACGAATTCCTCTTCCACGCTCCACGGCGGGAACAGTTCGTTGAGTTCTTCTGTTAACTCAGCGCGGCGCTGGGCCAGCTGGGCATATAACTCCGAGGCTGCTTTCTGATCTAATGTCCAACCATTGTTGCCAATGCGCAGACAGATATCAGCAAGTGAGTGCTCCAGGTCGATGCTCTCTTGGGAGAAACCAGCGGCCATGAACTTCTTGTAGATCGTCAGGGTGACGTTGGTATCTTGGATGCAGTAGTCAAACATCTCTTGGCTGAACTCTTCCCAGCCACCATTGTAGTCACCTTTGAGGTTACCGACACGCAGACCCCAGGCTTGTAGGGAATGAGATCCCCACAGTCGCTTGGGAAAGTTGATGAACCCTGTGCGAAACGTACCCTCGGCATCATCTTGCAAGATGTTAGCTTTGATGAGGCGACTGAGGACTAGAGTGTCTGTGACCTTTGCCGTTGTGGTGAACTCTGGGTAGAGTAAGGCAACAGCTGGAAAATCATACGCAATCACGTTGTGCCCAATGATTTCGTCAGCAACTG